ATGACCTCGCACCCCGATCCCAACGAGGACCTCATCCGTCTCGCCGCCGAGTGCCGGTTTGATCCCGATCGCTGGTCGATTGCCGCCTATGACTGGGGCGAGGGGGATCTGGCCGCGCATGCCGGGCCGCGCCTGTGGCAGCGGGGGATCAATCGGGAGATCCGGGATCATCTCGCCGATCCCGCAAAGCGCTTCACGCCGCTTCGCATCGCCGTCGCCTCGGGGCACGGCATCGGCAAGTCGGCGGAGATGGGCATGCTTTCCAACTGGGCGATGTCCTGCTGGGCCGATTGCAAGATCGTGGTCACCGCCAACACGCGCTCGCAGATGCAGACCAAGACGGCGCCGGAGGTGGGGCTGTGGTTCCGCCGCTCGGTGACGGCGCATTGGTTCGACACGCAGGCGCAATCGATCAGGAGCCGCGACCCCAGGCGGGGCGACAGCTGGCGGCTCGACTTCGTCACCTGGTCGGCCGAGAACACCGAGGCCTTCGCCGGCCTGCACAACCAGGGTCGCATCATCCTGCTTCTCTTCGACGAGGCCTCGGCCATCGCCGACAAGGTGTGGGAGGTGGCCGAGGGCGCGCTGACCGACGAGGGGACGGTGATCGTCTGGGTGGCCTTCGGCAACCCGACGCGCAACGGCGGCCGCTTCCGCGAATGCTTCCGCCGCTATCGCCACCGCTGGATCACCCGCCACATCGACAGCCGCAGCGTGGAGGGCACCAACAAGGCCTACCTGCAATCGATCGTCGACGATGCCGGCGGCGAGGACAGCGACGTGGCGAAATACCGCGTGCGCGGCGAGTTCCCCAGCCAGAGCCCGATGCAGTTTGTCAGTGAGGCGGATGTGGAGGCGGCGCGGCGGCGGCACCTTCGCCCCGAGCAATATGGCTTCGCGCCCAAGATCATCGGCGTCGACCCCGCCTGGACGGGCGCCGACAAGGTGGAGATCGTGCTGCGCCAGGGGTTGATGGTGAAGAGCCTCGCCAGCCTGCCGCGCAACGACAACGACGTGGAGGTGGCGAACCTCATCGCGCGGCTGGAGGACGAGGAGGGGGCGGACGCCGTGTTCGTCGACGCCGGCTATGGCACGGGCATCGTCTCGGCCGGGCGGACGATGGGGCGGAACTGGCGGCTGGTCTGGTTCGCCGGCAAGCCCATCGACCCCGGCTATCTCAACAAGCGGGCGGAGATGTGGGGCACGGTGAAGCGCTGGCTGAAGGACGGCGGCGCGCTGGATCCGCAGGATCAGATGCTGGCCGACGACCTGATCGGCCCGGAAACCGTGCCCCGCCTCGACGGCAAGATCCAGCTCGAAAGCAAGGCCGACATGAAGGCGCGGGGGATTCCCTCGCCCAACCGGGCGGACGCCCTGGCGCTGACCTTCGCCGAACCGGTGGTGAAGCGGGGGGCGGGGATGGGCGGGACGGGGAGAAAGGCGGTGGAGGAGAGGTACGATCCGCACGCGGGGCTGTGAGGGGTTTAGGCCAGTTCTTGTCAGTCATGGATCGCGCTGGTGTGGTTCCTGGAGCGCTATATCGGCCGGGAGTTTCATTCTGCCCGAGGTCCTCGCTTTCGCAAGGATGACAATATTATATATAGGAATGACAAACGGTTAGGTGGTTTCTCTACGCCGTCGGGCTGTGATTTTGCGATGCTTATCGCGCATGCCGCTTCAAACTGGCACCTCGCGCACTCCAGCTCTCTCCCGCTTCTATCACGCTGTCATCCTTGCGAAAGCGAGGACCTCAGGACGGTAGAGCGAGGGGGGAGTATCATGCGCCCTTGGTTCGGGGAGCGCGATATCGGCCGTTCGTTGATCAAGCCGCTTCGCTGATCCGGATATGCATCTTGAGGCCAAGCGCGGTCAGCATGTTGATCAGGCTGTCCAGGCTGAACATGCTGATCTTGCCCCGCATCAAGGCGGAGACACGCGGCTGCGTGACGCCAAGCGCCTTGGCGGCTTCAGCCTGGGTCCACCCCTTCGACTTGATCGCATCGTCGATCGCATCCATGAGCGCGGACCGCAGCTTCATGTTCTCGGCTTCGGCGGGCGTGCCCTCGATCGCGTCCCAGACGCTCGCACATCTCTGACCGGTCATTTGCGCAGTCTCCGTACTAGCTCGTTGTAGCGATCCCTCGCCAATTTCACAAACCCGCCAACCGCAGCGTGGAAACCTCACCCGCCTTATTCCCGAGAGGTACGATCCACACGCGGGGCTTTGATCCATGTGCCTTTCTTCCTCCACCCCCAAGGTCGAGCAATACAAGACGTCCGCCCAGGCGCAGGAGCCGGATAACGGCGCCGTGCAGACGGCGGCGGCGCGGCGGGCGACCGAGCGGCTGAGGGCCGGCGGCAACACCATTCTCACCGGTGCCAAAGGGGTTCTGGAGAGTGCGAACACCCAGAAATCAGTCCTTTTGGGGGTGTGATGGAAGCGCGCGCCAATGAAACGCAGGTCCAGTATCACCGCCGCCGGGCCGAGGAGCTGAAGCGGGTTCGCCAGCCGTGGGAAGCCACCTGGACGGGCCTTGCCGACTTCGTGGCGCCGCACCGGCTGCGCCTCGAAGCGGCCGACGAGCGGGCGATTTCGCGCAAGCGCATTCTCGATCCCTCGGGCACCTTCGCCTGGCGGACGCTGGCGTCCGGCATGCACTCGGGGCTGACGTCGCCGGCGCGGCCGTGGTTCCGCTTTGCCACCGTCGATCCCGAGCTCCGCGAATGGGGCCCGGTGAAGCTGTGGGTGGACGAGGTGGAGAACATCGAGCGGCGGATGTTCCAGCGCTCCAACGTCTACCCCGCCTTCCACGAGGGCTATGGCGACATCGGCCTGTTCGGCCAGTCCTGCGGCATATTGATCGAGGGCGGCGACGATCCGCTGCACATGATCCAGCTGCTGCACGGCCGTTTCTGGATCGCGCGGGACGCGGAGGGAAGGGCGACGACGCTCTACCGCATGCTCCGCTGGTCGGTGGAGAAGATCGTTCGGCGCTTCGGGCTGGAGACCATCTCCTCGTCGATCCGCTCGGCCTATGACGCGGGGCGCTACGACCAGACCTTCGACATCTGGCACGCCATCGAGCCGCGCCACAACCGCGACCCGCAGAAGATCGACAAGCGCAACAAGCCGTTCCTTTCCAACTATTGGGAGGCCAATGGCGGCGCCGGATCGAGCGGCGATGGCTTGCTGGAGGAAAGCGGCTTCGACAGCAACCCGATCATCTGCCCGCCGTGGCTGCTCTGCGGCGACGACTCTTACGCCCAGTCGCCCGGCATGGACACCATCGGCGACGTGAAGTCGCTGCAGGCCATGGTGCGCGACAAGCTGGAGGTGATCGCCAAGCTGGCGCGGCCGCCGCTGCAGGGGCCGACGAGCCTCAACGGCAACCCGATGTCGCTGCTGCCGGGCGCCATCACCTTCGTCGACGATCCCACGGGGAAGGGGCTTCGTCCGGTGATGGAGGCGAGCCCGCAGATCGGGCCGCTCCTCCAGGACATCGGGGAGACGCGGCAGCGCATCGCCACCGGCTTCTACGCCGATCTGTTCCTGATGCTTTCCAACATGGAGGGCATTCAGCCGCGTAACCAGTTCGAGATCGCGGAGCGCAAGGAAGAGAAGCTCCTGGCGCTCGGGCCGGTGCTCGAGAACATCTACAACAACCAGCTGGAGCCCTGCGTCGACCGGGCCTTCGAGATCGGGCTCAAGCGCAACCTCTTCCCGCCGCCGCCGCGCGAGATCCAGAACGAGCGGCTGGCGGTGGAATACATCTCCACGCTGGCCCAGGCCCAGAAGGCGGTGGCCACCGGCGCCGTGGAGCGGCTGGTGTCGTTCGCCGGCCAATGGGCGGCGATGAAGCCGGACATCCTCGACAAGCTCGACGCCGACCAGACCATCGACGTCTACGCCGACATGATCGGCGCGCCGGCGGCCATCGTGGTGCCCGACGACAAGGTGCAGGAAGCGCGGGCGGCACGGGCGCAGGCGGAGCAGCAGGCAAGGATGGCGCAGATGGCGAAGACCGTGGCGCCGGCGATCTCGGCTGGAGCCAGTGCGGTGAAGGCGGGGAAGGAGGCGGGTGTCGATCCGGCGGCGGCGCAAGCGTTGATGGCGCGGCTGGGGATCGGTGGGGCGTAGGGGGAGATTGATATCGGCCGCTGTGCCTTCTCGTCCTGAGGTCCCCGCCTTCGCGGGGATGACAGCCTGATAGAAACGGGCGCCTAGCGATCCGGCGGCTTGATAGTGACGGGCGCCCACCTATCCGCTTGTTCCTAAATATCATTCTCCTGTCATCCTTGCGAAAGCGAGGACCTCGGGCAGGATGGGGCGAGGGGTTCATATCAGGTGAGCTTGAGCGGCGCGGACATCGGGCCGCGTGAACCAGTTTCTCCAATCAAAGCAATAGGTGATCGATGCTCGATGAGTTCGAGGCGCGTGAGGCGCGGGATGCGGAGGCGCGGGAGCGCGCGGCGCGGGAGGAGGCCGATCTGATCGAGGCTTTCCGCCTGATGATGGAGACGGCCTGGGGGAAGCGGGTGGTGTTCTGGCTGCTCGGCCGGGCCGGGCTCTACGCCAACGCCTTCGACCCCGGCAGCGAGGCGGCGGAGCGCTATCGCCTGGGGCGGCAATCCCTCGGCCTGGAGATTCTGCAGAAACTCGACCGCGTGGACGCCAGGCTCTACCCGCGCCTGCTGCTCGAGCGCGGCGAGGCCAGGGAATTGGAACGGGCCGCCCGCATGGCCGGCGGCAAACCAACCGAGGATGGGGACGACCAATATGCTTGAGCGATGGATGATTGGCGCGGCGGTGTTTGCGCCGGAGGGTGACGGCATGGGCGATGGCGCGGATGCCGGCGCGGCGCCTGTCGGCGGAGTACCGCCTGAGAGCCTGATGTTCCCGAGCGAGGCGCCGGTCGAAGGCGAGGGCTCAACGCCGGAAGAGGAAGCGTCGGGAGGGCTGAACCTTGCCGACGAGGTGCCGGAGGACGGCCGCTATGATTTCACCCTGCCCGAGGGCATGGCGATCGATGAGAAGCTGGCCGAGGCGATGTCGCCGGTGCTGAAAGACATCGGCCTGACGCGCGGCCAGGCGCAGGCGCTGGCCGGTGCGCTCGCCGCCCATCGGCAGGCGGAAGCGGCCCATGGCGCCCATGAATGGGCCGACATCCAGACCGGCTGGATCGCCTCGGCCAAGAAGGACCAGGAGATCGGCGGCGCCCGCTGGGACGCGTCGGTTGCCACCGCGCAGGGGGCGCTCGCCCGCTTCGGCACGCCGGGCCTCCGCACCTTCCTGACCGAAAGTGGCGGCGGAAACCACCCGGAAGTTATCCGGTTCATGGCGCGCGTCGGAAGCGCGATCGCCGAAGACCGGCCGGAGAGCGGCGGGGCCGGGGCAGGTCGCCCCATCGATGCCGCCCATCTGCTGTTTCCGAGCGACAAGCCCAAGGGGTAAATGACACATGGCCACCGTTGGCACCTACTACCCGAACCTGATCGACGCGCAGAAGCAGAGCGCCGAGGGCACGGTTCTCGAAATCCTGTCGCAGCAGAATCCGGTGCTGGACGACGCGATGGTCACCGTCTGCAACCAGCAGGCCACCCATCGCCACATGATCCGCACCGGCCTGCCCTCCGTCGCCTGGGGCCGCCTCTACAAGGGCGTGCCGCAGTCCAAGGCCACCGTGCAGCAGGTGGACGACACCACCGGCTTCCTGGAGGCGCGCTCGGAGATCGACGTGCGCCTCTTGGCGCTCGCGAAAGACGCCGCCAAGCAGCGCCTCGTCGACAGCGCGCCGTTCCTGGAAGCGATGAACCAGGAGATGGCGACCGGCATCTTCTACCACGACGTCGCCACCACGCCGGAGAAGTTCAAGGGCCTCGCCGCCCGCTACAACGCCTATTACGACGGCCCCAACGCCACCAAGCCCAACGTCGCCGCCGGACAGGTGATCGACGGCGGCGGCCGCGGCGCCGACAACACCTCCATCTGGTTCGTCACCTGGGGCGACCACGCGACGTCGCTGCTGACGCCCGAGGGCATCCCCACCGGCGTTCAGGTTGCCGACAAGGGCGAGGAAGTGACGCTGGATGCCGCCGGCAACAAGTTCTACGTCAAGTCGACGCTGTTCTCCTGGCATGTCGGCATGTTCGTCAAGGACTGGCGCTACAACGCCCGTATCGCCAACATCGACGTCAGCGACATGCTCTCGGGCTCGGTCGACATCTGGAAGCTCCTGCGCGAGGCCTACTATCGCCTGCAGTCGCGCCGGCTGAATGCCACGTCGAGCCGCATCGCCATCTACATGAACCGCGACGTGCTGGAAGTGCTGGACGCGCAGTCGTCCGACCGGTCGCTGGTGACCAACGCCGGCAGCTACAACTACAACGCTCCCGGCCTCAAGCGCGACAGCGTCGAGGGCAAGGAAGTGCTGACCTATCGCGGCATTCCGATCCGGGAAACCGACGCCCTTCTCAACACGGAAGCCGCGCTCCCCGCCTTCGCCGGCTGATCCTGAAGCGCCCGCTCCGGCGGGCGCCCTTCTTCCCGCTTTTTCAAGGATACCCCCATGATCCTGGACACTCAGGCGCTGTTCTCGGACGCTCAGCCTGTTACCGCGACGGCCGCCTCCACCAACACCATCGACTTCGGCCCGATCTCGCCGGCCACCAAGAACTTCGACGTCGGCAAGGGCGACGACGTGGCGCTCTTGGTGCAGGTGGTGGAGGACTTCAACAACCTCACCTCGCTCCAGATCGACCTGGAGCTCGACAGCACCACGACGTTTACGCCCGACCGCGTCATCCCGCTCGCCACCGTGCCGCTCGCCCAGCTGAAGGCCGGTTCGCAGATCGCCCGCGACGGCCTGCCGCGCGGCCTGACGCTGCAGTATGGCCGCCTCAAGTACACCGTCACCGGCACGGCGCCGACCACGGGCAAGATCACCGCCGGCGTGGTGGCCGGCGTGCAGTCCAACGGGGTGGCCATCTGATGCGCGTCACCGCCGTCCGCAAGGGCTACTTCGGCGGCAAGATCCGCGACGCCGGGGAGGTCTTCGACCTTCCCGACGCGCTGATCCAGGGTGGAGTATCCTGGGTGGAGGCGGAGGGAGAGACCTTCGCCCATGTACAACCCGCCGAGGGTGAAATCGGTTCCACCACGAGGAAACGCGGCCGCAAATCGAAGCTGGCAAGCGCGCCGGAACCGCCCGAAGGCAACGGCCTTGAAGCCGCCCTCGGCGGCCCGCCGCCGGATTGGATTCCGGGGAATATCAGCGACTGACAAAGGCGGGCCTCGGCCCGCCTGAGTTCTTATGGAGGGAGCCCTATATCGACCGATCGCCTCTTTCTGCCCGAGGTACACCTTGAATTCGCATGCGAATTCAAGCGGCTTTCGCAAGGATGACAATTTATATAAAGGAAACAAACGGATAGCGGTGTGCGCCCTTACACAGGTGTTCTGTTCCGAGTGCGCTCCGGATGCTATCGCAAAGTGCGTTCCGGATGCTACTGCAAAGGGATCTTGCGAGCGGCTAACCGCTTGTCATCCCTATATATAAATCTGTCATCCTTGCGAAAGCGAGGACCTCAGGCAGGAAGGGGTGCGACGCCAATATAGGGCGCCCTTCACCACATGATGGTTTCAAAGAGATCCTGCCATTCCGGGTTCATCTCTTCGATCAGCTGGATCTTCCACTCGCGCTTCCAGTGCTTCACCTGCTTTTCGCGGGCGCGTGCAATTGTAGCTGTCGGTGAAGCCGCGATAGATATGGTTGCGGTGTTCCCAGATGCGCCCCTCCAGATCGGAGGTGACACCGACGTAGAGGACGCCCTGCGGCTTGTTGGTGGTGATGTAGACCCAGCCCGGATTCAT